CTTCCTTCATGGCGCTTCGCACGGCATTGTCCAGCTCCATCCAAGCTCTAGCATAAATCTTTTCCGTCTTGAATGTAGCGACTAATCCGTCATCACCGTGCATCGCTCCAGTTAATACGTAATTATCGACGCTGTTGTCCCGATTGTATTTAATTACGATGTCTTCAATCTCCCCGTCGCATACCGCGGCAAAGCAGGTATCCACATTGGCCATGACGTGAAAAATATGCTCCATAGCCTTGTATAATTCTGGCCGGGCCAGCTCTTTGCTTTTCAGCGTATATTCTCGCGGCACTTCTTTTTCGTTTTCGATGTATCCGATTCGGACAACATTACTGCTCACGTGAATCTTGTTGATGATCATAACTTCACCTTGCTTTCGATGAACGTAATGTGTACTTTGAATCCGCAGATAGTCGCAATCTCTTCCAGTGCCCGCTTCAACAGCATCCGGCGTATACGATACCTGCGGTTCTTCCGCTTCTCCTGCCGCTTCTTCTCAACCCGGCTAATCGCTTTTTCCGCTGTCGGGTCTTTGTAGTGTTCACTGTTCATTCGCTTTACCTCCTCATTCTTTTTTGGCACCTAAATCACCATAAAGGGCTCGCAAATAATTCACGCATTTTCCCCGCACGTTAGCTGCGTCTCCCGTGTGATGCCGAATATAGTGACAGCGCTGGCACAGTGTGACAGCCTTCGTAATCTCGTCGGATTTATAGACGCCACATGGCTCATGATGCATCTTTTCTGAATTGTCCACATATTGTCCACAATTCACGCATTTCCATTCGTCCCGCGCGTGTACGGCATCATTCAACTTTCTCAGTGCGGCCCCGTGAAGATGGACGCGCTTCGTCTTTTCGATATACGTCTTTCTCCCTCCTTTTCGTCATTTTCACCGTAATATGCCACCCTGTCATCGAATTGAATGTGCTGGTGGCTTCGATAAATTCATATTCTGGATACGTAGCTTCCCATACTTCGCGGCAATCCGTAAGCCCTGCCAACTCTTCCAGCTTGCGATGGCTGAAGGCCCAGTCATTTTTAGTGACTTTCGGGTTCTCTAAATTCCGCGAACAAATATACGAATTTTCGTACCGCTCTTTATTTCTAGATTCCTTGAGGATGTACTGGCATAACTTCTGCATGATTTCTTCGTCATCAATGCGAAGACGGCTCGCATTGCTCAGGCCTTTTCCCCAAATACGTTCTAACTCATCCCGGTCCATATCTCCGCTAATAACCAGGTGAAAGTGATAGTTCTCGCCTTTTCTTTCCAGCGTTCCCATATATTTCACCGCTTCCAGGCCAGCCTTTTTACGTCGACGGTTCAGACGGCGGATGAAATTCTTGAAATCGTTTTTCGCGCTTTTCACGCAATCCGGCCGATTTTTCAACGAGTATGTCAGCGTGAGGTAGATGTCATTCCTGGTAAAGTTCGTTCTTACTTTTTGTCTGAATGTCCGAAGGGCTTTGTTTTTGTTCCGGCGTACTTGATCCGGCGATGATAAGTTTATCTTCTTTTCTCGAAGTCTTTTCCCCCGAGCGCTCATATCCGGCATTTCAAAGAGGTCGGTCTCAAAATATTCCTTTCCACAAAAATATTTTACGTTTCTCACAAAGCCCATTTCTGTCACCTTCTTTTTATTTGGCATTAAACATAACGCCTACTACAAGCCCATAAAGGCATTTCGCCTTTATATACATATATGGGAAAAGGAAATTCCCTTTCGGACACTTCCTGTTAATATATTTAAAGAATATTCGTCATAATAGCAATGAATCCGCCCCAGAATACAACACTTGCTGCTAAGAGGATTCGCCACGTCCAGGCTCTCAATACGTCATCCTTCATTTTCATCCCTCCATATATCTATTTTTTCTATGATCATGTGAATCAAATTTTCTATATCGTCTGCACTTAGGTTTTTACAGTGTCGCTTGATGGCCCGCCGGATGTCGTCTTCTAATGACGGGCCCGGCGTTTTCCCGATTTGGCCACCGTGCTGAACGGCGACCGGTTCCGCCCGCGCAGGTTCTACTATCGGCTGTTCCAATTCCGCTGATTTTACGGCTGCGGGTTTATCTTCTGCTGGCTTTTCTTTCAGTGGCGGCGATTCTGGCTGCCTAGAAGCACTTGCGCAGGCCTTAGCATCCTGATTCCAATGCCACAGTGCAAAAAATGTGGAAATGCGCGTCAAAGAAATGGAGCCTGTTTTTTCAGCCTCTGTAGGCGTTACTTCTTTTTCAAACTGCTGCTGCGCTTCTATCGGTTCTTTGCACACTTCATATGCCGCGGAAATGCCTAACCTGCCGTCTTTCAGCCATTCATTTAACGACGGCAACAGGTTGTTCGCTATTGCCTGGTATCTGGCCACGTTGGTATGATTATCGTTCATCATGTCAGCGATGGCGTCCCGGCGCCGTCCCGATAATTTTCCCGTCTTCTGGTAATACTTGGCCAGCGATTCCAGGCGGCGGTATTGTTCGACCCGCTCCCAGGCATTGAGCTTGCGGGTCGAACTATTTGTCGTAATAAGCAAGAGCTGTGCGCTCATATCATCGGTTTCGATTTCACAGGGCACCTTGTTTTCAATGCCAACAGCATGTTCCTTTATTAATTCCTTCATGGCCTTGCATCGGCGATGGCCGGAAATAATCTGGTATCGTCCATTAGATGTCGGCTGTACGATGAGATTTTGCCGCACTCCGCCGGCTGCTACAATGGCTGCTTTTAAGGTTTCAACATTCGATGTGTCGTAGAAGTTATCCGGATTTTCATCGAGTAAGTCGACATCCAGATATTCTATCTTCCGCTGTTTTTCTTTAGGGACCAGTCCCATATCTGACAAGATACTCATTGTTTCATCTCCTCGAGTATTTCATTGACCAGGCGGCGATACTGCCAGGCCGGCTTTAAATTCATCCCAAGTTCGGCTAATGGCTTCTGCATGAGCGTACTGTCAATGATCCACCGCGACCGGCTAATCTTCGTTTTAAATACAGGAAAATTCTGCCGCAGTGCCGCTTCCACCTGTCCGCTGTACTTCGTCACTTCATCATGCGTAATCAAGACGCCTAAAAGTTTCAGCTTATGATTGATAGCCCTGGCATCCTTTAGCTGGCGATCTAATTCGTCCAGCCCCTGCGAAGAAAATGCGTCGAGCCGGACCGGAATGATGAGGTAATCAGCCACGCCCAAGGCGTTGATGGTAAGCATATTCAGTGCCGGCGGGCAATCGATCAGGCACAAGTCCCGGTCCGCATCATCTTTTTGGCTAAATGCTTTCGTGTCTTTTTGGTCATACAACCGGCGTTCGCAATCATACAGATCCATGTTACCCGGTGCAATATCCAAGAACGGCCAGTCCGTCCCGTAAATCTTCCGGTCGCTCAGCCAGCACGGTCCTTCCGGGTTGTACCGCTTGAAATATAAGGATAAGTTTCCCTGGGGGTCACAGTCTATCAGCAAAGTCCGCCGACAACTATGACGCGGCGTCCCTTTCATGCGATGCGTCCTCCGTGTAGCATAGAGATGCCCAATATTGGCTGCCGTCACGGTTTTCCCTACACCGCCTTTCAAGTTGTATATTGCAATCGTTTTCATTTCTTCCACTCCTCAATAAAACATCCATTCCCGAGTATCCGCAGGCTATCGCCCGGTAAAAGCAACTCCATGGCGGTGCGTGCTTTTTGCCGGGCTTCTACCCACGGGCCCATGTCGTCATATATCCGCTCTACAGGCTCTTCGTCCCGTATATGTAAGATAACGAAATACATGACCTGGCTCATATAAACTCGTGGACTAAGTCGCCTGGCTGTATTTGATAGCCATGTATTGTCCATAACTCATGCCAGCCTTCCTTGCTGCTGCAATACATTCTCCCAAATGACTCCCCTTCTTCACCGCTTCTTTTGTGGGAGGCGTTTCTTTATGAAGGTCCTGTAATTTTTCTGCGTCTTTCAAGGCTGCTGTCTTTTTTCGGTTGTTAGCCCGCTTCTGCCTTTTAGTATTCCCTTCAATGATATTTCTCATGATTCGTTTACAATTCGTGCTGCATGTATATTTCCGGGTCCTTGGCGTGTTAATCTGTTTCCCGCACACGACGCAGAAATCCGGCTCGGGGCTTCCTCCCTGGTTCCATTCCGCTTCATAGTCATTTCGTTCTTTCAGAATCCGCCGTCGGCACGAAGGACATAATTCCTGTTTCTTCGCCCTATCAGAAGCAGTAAACGTTTCTCCGCATAAAAGACATTGCTTTTCCATTTTTGCTCCCTTCTAAAACCATGTCTTATTAACCAGGTCATAGTGCCACCACATCCCATTTTGGTAACGCACGCAGCAGCATCCATCGGCTAGAAAAATATTTTCAGGATTTCCATTTTCCCATTTCCCAGTCGTCACATGTTTTAACACGACATCGACAAGAAGGTCTCTTACTCCGTCAGTCAGCATATCCCAGCCGCTTTTTTTACTGAGCATGTTCTTTAAAGCTTCCTTGGTGATTTTCTTCATCTTTGTTACTCCTAGCGAATAATGATTTTTTGCCCTGGCCGCAGGCTGTCCGTTTCATTGATACCATTGTTGATTTGAATTTCATAAATCGTTTCCCGGATATCCTGCCCCCGGTCATCGGCGACATCGCGGGCAATATCCCACAGTGTTTCGCCATCTTCGACGATATGAATTTCTGCGCTGTCAGCGGCTACTGTTGGCCCTTGCACGATGCTTCCAATCCCGCTGCCGGCATAAAAACCGGCACCAAAAGCCATTACGATGGTCATCCCCCAGCACAATACAGTTCTTCGTTTCATCGTTTTCCCTCCATTCAATTATTTTTCGATTTTCGTATCCAACCATTGCTTAATCTGCCAGCCCGGAAACCGCATGTCCGATTCCGGCGTTATCTTCACAAATGGCAATTCGCGGCGAGATGCGAGATTATAGATTGTCCGCACTGATACATGCAGCACTTTGGCCAGCGACCTGGCACTGTAAACCCTGTCGGGCTCCAATAGTCCTGGCCGAATATCTTTCATATTGCCTTCTCCTTTCGTCGTGCATATTAAAGAATCCAATCCCCGGCCTGGCGAAAAATGTCATACATCATAGCTGTCGCATTATCGCAAGCGATGTTCACGCGCCGTGTGGCCTTAGAATTTAAATCAATGACTTCTACGGTATCATCGTTAATCAAATGTAATTCAAAGTGTTTGCCCGCAACCGCTAAGGCTCTTTCGAAGCCCACAAGTACTCTTGTCTTTTGCAATATTTCTCTGAATTTTCTGTCTGTCAGTACGTGAGGATTGAGTTTGCCATATCTTTCCAAAGCATCCATCCAGACTTTTCTGGTCTCTCTTGCATTGCCCGTGAAGACTGCAATAACATCAAAGCAGGCGTTAAAATATCCTTCTTCTATACGGGCCCGATCCCGGTATTCGTCATCGGCCGGCCTGTTTTCTTTTGTGTCACAATGCATGCCAATTTTTTCTTCTATGTAGTCACGATACCCGCGACACATAATTGGCAGCATCTTTTCCAATAAACGCTTTTCATCAGTCGTCATATTTATCTCCTTTCTATACCTCGTTCATCCCCGTTGCTTCATGCTATAATGAAAGCGTCGGAGATTTCTTTTTGGCATCCAATGACATACATAATCAATACCTTCAATTCATTCACTTCTTCAAAGAGCCCTTCCAGCGTGATTGGCTCTTTTTCTTTATTTGCCTTCATATTTATCTCCTCTCTATACCTTGTTCATTTCCATCGCTTCATGCTATAATGTAGTTATCAACTTTTTTCCTTAGGGCCGTTCGGTTGCCGCCGGGCGGTTCTTTTTTTGTGTCCGTTTCGGACATGTGAGCCAAAGCGTCAATCCTCGTCCGGCTAATTCAAAGATCTTATCGATGAGCGGCTGTATCGCTAAGGCTTCG